GCCAATGTTCCATCAAGCATCTGCTGGATCTTACTATAGTCAATCTGTGATGCCTGTGGACTGCCAGCGGCTGGTGGAGTCTGCTGACCCGCTCCTGCTGGTACTGATCCCGCGCCCGGATCTCCTCCCCCTGCCGGCTCTGCAAAAAATTGTAAATTCATCTTTTTCATCATGCTTCAATTACTCCTTTCCATTTTGAGGGTGTCACCCTTATTGCTGTTCATTGTCATCGGTATCGCCGGCCACGCAGATTTTTAAGCCTTGCTCGTGTTTGGGCATAAAAATAACACCCAGGGTAATCCTGCGTGTTAAATCAATTCTATTGCGATATCGCAATAAAATACCACCGGCCATTTACTGACTGGTGGTTATAAACCCGGTATTGTATCCTTTATTCCTTTTGCAAGGCTTGCCGCTTTCTTCATCAGGGTATTTTCTTCCAGATACTCAAGACCTTTTAAAGTAATCTCTGGTCTTGTTAATGACACTCTGGGGTATCCGCAGTCCATAGCATTCCATGTCTCTCCCCCTGTGATGTATCCTTCTTTCAACAACATCGCCATTATACGACTCCATTTCGGTACCGACAATTCAAGCCTTTCCGGAGACAAAATGTCAGCATCAATTTCCTCACAGTCCATTGATTTTTGCAGGATGCGAAGGATTTTATAAATCAAACGAAAATCATCCATCTTCCATATCACTCCTCTTCCCATAAACTGGCAATATTATTTACATCGTCCCCACGTTTCATTGACAAGTTCCCCATCTTTTTTACATTCTCTGATAACGCATTTTGACGCCTGTTTTTTATCAATTGGATTATTGTCATCATCGAAATAGTAGATTTCTGAATAATCGCCCCCGCTTGGTGTTTTCTCTTCGATTTTCTGATATTTCATGGTTCACCTCCTATATTCCCAAAATTAAATTTAAAAGAGATGCTCTGTTAGGAAAACTCTTCTTAAATGCTTCTGTATCTGCAACATATTCTGCTATACTTTCCGCAAAGTCTTCCGCTGGTGCATTTTCTCCATACGGTGTCGGAGATTTCTTTCCTGACTCTATTATATCTTTTTTCATAGACTCTGTCCACAAAACTTCTGAAGAAAAATGTTTTTCAGTCGACGCTATCTGCCTATCTATATAATGGCCGGACTCATGGCAATATGTTCTTACAACGTAGTCATCATTGTGGGGATAATCATGCCGATAAAATGTAATTTTATCTCCCCCGGTTGCATAGGAATGTGTGAAATTTTTGTACTTCTTCTTCCAATAACTATCCTGCGGGTTATAATAATCCACAAATTCAATTGTCTTTGGCCCCTGTTGTCGAATTGTTTCCGGAACATTTTGCCATAATTCAATTGCCTTTTCGGGAGTCATCATTTGCTTTGCAGAATTCATTTTTTCTGGAAAAACGAATTTTGTTCCATCCGGAGTCTCGTATATTGTAGCCTTTGCAGTTCTCTTGACACCACCACAGCCATCTGGAAGACCATAATCCTCTTTCGTAACGGCACAATCAATTCCACCGATTGATATCGGACATTGTTTTTTCCACGCCTCCGCCTTCTGCTGATATTGTTTCCGATTTTCATCATCCAACGAGTTGTCAGACAGCCTGTCAAACTTCTCGGTCTGCCGTTTCACATACTGTTGTTTGGTCTCCTGCGTATTGGCCTGGCCGATGTCCTCCAACTCCTTCTCTGTCCATGAGTCATCAGCCGTGGAGATACCTGGGAAATAGGTTGTATGGCTGTCCTTACATCGTGGGTGGTATAAGCCAGCGGCTATGGCCTTGCTCATCAACGGATACGACCCATCGGATTTCTTCCCGCCGCTCCACACATCATCAATCAGAACTTTACCAACAAACGGTAGACACTTCGGGCAAGGATTCCCACGCTTTACCATAATAACAGTGGTAATTCCCCATTCCTGCCGCTTCTCTCCCTCTCCCTGCAAATACGCCCGCTTGCTGGCCGTCCTGATTGCCATGTCAGCGTAATCAGCCAGAGTATGGCGGGCTCCGTTTGCATACTCTACACATGCAAGACCGCGGGACAGCATATCCTTTGTAGCCATGTCCACGGCCTTCTCGTAAGTTCCGGCGCCGGTATTGGCATAGACCTGAGCGTTGTATATTACCTTCCGGTACTCATCATTAGCTTTCCTAAGGATTGCTGTCTCTGCCCGTTCCATATCGTTCGTGGTGGCTTCGATCAGGGCTTCCAGTTTCCGGTTGTTTAGACGGAAGAACTCTGCCGCGGTACCCTGGGAGACTTTATTTGCGCCGGTAAATCCATTCTTAATGGCGTTCAGGATCTGGATCTCTTGCTGCATATTCCCAGTCTGCCTTGCCTTGTAAAGGATTTCTCCAATCTGACCGTTAATATCCTTAAACTGCTTCCCGTAGCGCTTCTGATTGGCTTTCTTATACTTCTCCAGCGTTTTTAACTGTTCTGCCTGCCACATGCTCCACTGGATTCCCTCGTCATCTTCCCAAGCGCGATGACGGTCCATATTCCGGATCATGGAAGCAATCAGTTCGTCCTCGATCGCCTCGAAGGCGGCGCCGATATCATAATCCGCCAACAGCATCACCTCCCGTTTGCATATACTTTGAATCCCTGCGCCTTAAACTGCCGCGTTAGGTTTTTAAGCTGGGTAACGCTCGTACACTTATCGCAGCGCAACTCCGCATATCCCTGTTTCTCAATCGCGTAGATTCCGAAAGGGACCTGCTCACTTGCCGTCTGGAGTAAGCCCTGGTATTCCTTCTGGTTCATCTGGTACAGGTGGTTCATTACTTTGACCTTCATCTGGATTGCCTCCTTCCGTGTTGACCATGAAGCCGCCGGCAGCCATGTTGACGCCAGGTTCCTCAACTTCTGCGATTCCCTGCTCCGCCTTCAGGCGCTTTACTTCCTCTGCCTTCCACGCCTCGTCCTTGCTATCTCCCCACATCTCTTCCACTTGAGCCTCAATACTCATAATACTGGCACCAGGGCGGGCCTTAGCCAGCGTCTCAACCTGACTCTCGAATGATGGGTTCGCGTACTCGCCAAACGGGATCTCGACCTTCACCTCTTCGATCGGTTGATTCATTAGGACATGATAGGCATTGATGCAGGACGATATCACTTCCGGAAGTTCCTCTTGCAGAGCCTCCACAATGGCATTACGGGTATACAGGGTGGCCTTCTCTTTCTCCCTTTGTGCCTCGGCATTGTCCAACTTCTTGACGTCAATACCGAGGGTGCTGGGACTGATGATCCCCTGCAAGCAAAGGTCTAAGGCTGTCACATAGCTGGCAAGGTAACTCTCGTGCGGGATATCTGGCTGCTCCGTTAGAATCTGGTTCTTTCCACCTTCACCCATGTTGTCGTCGCCGGCAATGAACCGGTTATCAAATGCACTCGCCTTCAGCAGCTCCCCGGTTTCCGGATTTCGTGGAATATATGACTCTGGAATGTATGTCCTGGCCCTTCCTGCCCGGAGCGCGTCCATCCATTGCGACCAGGCCTCATCAAATGCATCGAAGCTGTCCAGTTTGCCGTCAAAAATAGAGCCACCACGACCCTCGTATTTCGTGCTCTCATACACCTTGAGCGGCACTGCCAGGATCACCGTCTCGTCAAATTTCCAGTCGGATATATTCCGCGTGGCTTCGATGGTCTTCATGTCAACCTCGCGTTCTCCCTTATAGAGCTCATTCCGGATGTATCCGTAACCATAATGCTCGTAGAGGACATACTGCTGGCGATGGTCCATATATGGTGTTTTGAACACGACCTCTTTTAGCCGACCGCGTTCCTGTATGATCTCGATCCGCTCCCCCGGATACCATTCCAGGATCGGGTATTGACTTAAATTTGTGTCGATCGTCACCTTGTACGCACCGTCTCCGATATACAATACCTCTTTTACAGATCGCTCCAGTGCCTTGCGGAATTTATTCTCCTTCTCGATCTCCTTCCAGAGCTGCTCCTGTGCAGGACTATCAAATTCAAAATCATTCATATCGGCCAGCACAATCCCGGAGAGGATCCGCACGATCAGACCAGGGAGGCCCGTATGAATTTTCCGCATTTCCATACCAGGTGTACATTTACTGGCCCAGAACTTATATTTATCTGCGTACTCATTGACGCTCCGGTACATCTGCTCTAACTCATTGCTGTCTCCGCGGTACCAGATGCGGTTTCTGATCGCATTAAGTTCAAAGTCCATTGTCTCCTGAATCTGTATACTCTGTCCCATGGCCGGCTGGACATCAAGCCAGCTGCGAATTCCTCGTTTGATATTCTCATTCAATTTCTGTACCCACCTCATTTCTGTGCCTCCTCAAATCCTATAATCCCCCTGTATGGGATCCAGCCGTACTGCGACGCATTAATCGTATGATCGTTGCGATCCTCCGGAAGGTCCTTGTCTTCCTGCCAGCTGTACCGGTCTAACTCGCCCAGATGCTCCCTGCATGTATCTACAACCAGATAACAGCCCTGCTGGATCCAGCCCAGCATGAACTTGATACGGTCCAGAATCTCAACTTTCTTGTAGCTGTCGTTAAACGTGTACAGGCTGCCATGAAGGCGCTTCCACTTCTTAAGCTCCATAATTGTGGCCTGATCCGCACAATCAATAAATACGTCTCTGGCAAGCCCCCATTCCTTCCGGTTGCGTTCCAGAAAATCCAGGAACTTCCCTACGGTATCCGATGGCGCAAGAGGCTGCGATAGGTCCGCATTACTGTATACCTTCTCGTCCAGCACGATCAGGCGCCGGTCCATGGTAATCCCCTGAAAGATCATGGCGATGGTGTCAGGTGATTTGCTGGAGTATGAGGTATCCAGGGCGGCGCTGAACTTCTTGAACTTGATCTTACCGGCAGTCATCTGCTCCTTTACCCATGCCACTGTGACCACATGCTTCTTACGGTCGAAGTTCGGAAAGATCAGGCCGGTCGCCCTTCCGCGCAACCCCTGGATCTTATTCTTGTAAAGCTTTGTCCCTGGTGGAGCTGATCTGATCTTCTTATCGATATCCTCTTCCGTCAATGAAAGATTATCTCGGAACGTAAAAAACCAGTACCTCCATTTAGGTACTGGCGCCTCTTGCAACTCTGCCATGATTTCCGTCGGTACATCAGCCGCATATTTCTTATATGGCCGTGACCGGTTGATGAACTCTTTATATACGTCCAGGCCGGGATCGTCTGGGTTAAGGGTTGCCATCAGATATTCATTTCTGGTTGAAATCTCCCGGACAAAGTCAATATTGGCTGTGTTGATCTCATCAATATAGACACAGCCGAACTGAGAACCGAGGACCAGCTCCCATTTATCTCGGTTATCATAACCCAGGACAAAAATGATCTTGCCTTCAAACTTAATATGCGGGATCTTGTAGTCCTTGTCCCCGTTTCCGTAGTACCTG